TACGATATATGTAGTGCCATCATTCTGAACTGGTTGAGCGTATGTTTGTACCTGTGGTTGTGGTGCAACATATTCACCATTTGGATCAGCATATTTCATCCACGTTTCTTCATCGCCATAGAACTTGTCTAAATCAACGCCGCCATCATATCCATAAACACGTCCATTATCACCTGCATATTGTCTCATTGCACAATCATAAGCACCTTCATTCCATGGTGTATCTTGATAATATGTAGGCTCATAGGAAGCATATTGTGCTACCCATAAACCATAATCACCGATACCACTAACTTTATCCAAAGCACTTGCTTGGATATATACCAATGGTCTTACACCTGTTTGGTTATAAACGTTATCGCACCATGTTTTTACCCATCCATTAGGGTTAGCGTTCCAAGCTGCATTATCGCCTGATTCAAAATCAAGCACTAAAATTCCTTTACGGATATACCCTTGAACGTTCTGTAAGAAGAAATTACTTTCAGCAATAGGGTCAGCACCATTCGCATAATGGTACACTCCAAATAATTTACCCATTTCAATCGCTTGTTGTACATGCATGTCGCAACATGGATTGATATATCCTGTACCTTCTGTTGCTTTCACAACCGCAAAATCGTAGTCGATGTTGTGTAAGTTTAAATTGCTTTGCCAACTAGCAATATCAATACCTTTTAATGCCATATCTTTTTTCCACCTTTCTAAATAAAAAATAGGCTACTCCCCGTGTTAGGGAATAGCCTTTGCTATCTGTACTTTATTGTTGTTTTGCTTCATCTTAAATATACACCATTTAATCTAAAATACAATTAAATGACTGTGTAATATTTTAGTTTTTGTAATAGTCCCAAGCATTTGTAAAGCCTGGTTCATTACCCTTGTTGTTATCAATCTTCGAGATAAATACAATCTCTCTAGCAATAACAATATCACCCTTCTTATATACCTTCTTTTCATCCCACTTTTCTGCTTTCTTAGGTTTAGTCATATCTTCATACAACAACGGCTCTGTATCTGGAGTTCTACCTTTTACTGCAGTATGGTTTGCACCTACAATATATGGAATGCCATTGTAGGAAATACGTTGCCCCTTAGTGAATTTTGTGCCTACTTCCCACTTATCAAGATATGCAACATACTTCTTAACAGTCTCTACGCTTGCAGTTTGTAAGCATTCTTTAATTAAAGGCTTAATTTCGTTGAAGTCTCTTGAGTCAATATCCTGCTGGGGAACATCTTTCAAGATAAACGACAATGTATATCCACTTTCGTTTTTTGAGAATGTAAACGGCTCCGTATATATCTTACGCACAATGCCATCATCGAAGGATATATCATGGATAACCCCCACCTCAAAGGAATCAATTAGTATTTTTAAGTTTTCAAAGATTGTTCTCTGGAAAGTAACAACGCTTTTGTTTGTATCTTGTATCTCTGTAAACTTTTTACCATCAATAATCATCTTGCCACCTCTTTATTTACATTTGTAAAACAGAACATCAACTCTAGCAACAATAGGAACATTTACCCAGCCGTTAGGATTGTAAACTGTACAATATGCCACGCTATTTACAAAGTTATATAGCGAAACGTTACATCTATAATCTGTATATGCTTGTATTACACCGATTGTCTTATACCCATCGGGGGCTGTAACAGTGATACGTACATCTTCTCTATCATTCATTGTTGCGTTAAATGTTTTACGTGCACCAAATGACTCAAACCTCTTTACAATAAACGTATCATCACCGCCAATTACCAGTCCACCTTTAGCGTATGTTCTACCAAGCGTTGAGGTGTCGCCTTCATTATAAATTCCACATGGATTGCTTCCATTCTTTCTTACCCATAGCATGTGAACACTGGTTGTAAGTTTTCCAAGAATCATGGCCCACAAATTACCAGTCAGTACATACGACCTTTCTGTGGACTGTCCATAACTATCTGTGACTTTTAATGTAAGGTTGTAGTTCCTGTCATACGAATATCCAACAATACGTTGTTTAACTGTGAACTCATTTCCGTTCAGCTGCCCTGTTCCATTTGTACTTCTATTACCATCATCTTTTACAGTGATGGTAAGTACATTATTTTCACCATTGTAGAATGTTCCCTTTGCGTTAGCATATCCATCATTGACTGTTGGATTGTCACGTTCGGCACTAAACTCTGTGATAGTTGGATAGAAGTATGGAACATACGTTCCTTGCCATTTTTGCGTTGTTTTGAACCCTCTGCTATCTTCAATGACAAATTCTATGTCCCCGTTATTCATGCCCTCTAAATCAACGCTATACACGCCCTCATCAAGTTTTAAAGGGAATTGTTGCTTGTTATGTAAAGCATATACGCTTTTAACTGTTGAATATCCCCTTACATTTGCTTGCATGGATAATTTTTTCTTAGATAAATAACGGAATACTTTGTTTTCCGGAACTTTTGTATTACCGATTTCTTTTACACTTGTAGTACTAATTACTGGTGCATACTTTTCTTCTGGTAAATCAATGAAAAATGCTATATTCATTGCTCCAATCATCGTGGCTTTTGAATCACTGCTTGCATACGTTGCAACCCCAAGATAACCATATACAGATTTTGTATCGGTTGCATACTTAATCATTTCTTCTGTCGGTTTGAACACATACTCTGTATCAATATCATTAGTGTTTAACCATTTATATCCACTATTACCGACTACCCAAACTAATGAATGTCGGTACTTATCAACTTTTTTATCTAATAACAAAGTAAGCGTATCTGTTCCATCAAGTTTGACGTGGTTTTTGCCATTTTTCCATGATGGTGTACTTGCACGTGGAATATTCGGAAGTGTGATTGCTTCTTCTAAATAAGCATTAGCTGCAGAAAAGTAGAAACTTAAATTTGCATTAACACTCGTTGAATAGTTGCCACTGTTGTCGTGGTAGGCCCAAAAGCCACCACTTAATAGTGTTCCACTATCTCTTAGTGTTCCGCCACCTGTTGCAGTTTCACATCCAGTACCAGTAAATGTCCATGATCCTGAATAGATATAGCCACTATTCATTGTGTAAGTGGTTTGTAATTCTACCCAATCTCGATTTAACTCGATACTATGGTACTGTGCGTTTACTCTGGCCCACAATTTATAGGTAACATTTGCTTGCCCGACTTGTTGAGTTATTTCTTTTATAACTTGCCAATCATTACTTAGCATTACCATTGTTTATATCTCCAATCCAGTTTATAACTGTCGCTTTAACCTTTGCAGTTTTGATAGTTCCGTTTACAAACTGTGTTATTTCAGCGTCTGTCTCTTTTGCTTCTACTCGGTGTGCACCAGCACTTAAATGTTCAAGCACTCGCAAATATGCAAGCATACTGTCCACCTTGTCAAACTTCGCCAACAAAGTGCCATCAGACTTCTTCACATTTACACCATTCGTATCGATGGTAGTAACTGTATCTTCTTTGTCTGAACCAATATGGAAACCATTTTCGTCTAACTTATCTGTAATAACATTTACTGTTTTATCAAACTCTGTACGTTGTACAGTTCTGCTAAAGCCATCGGCAGTTTGTTTCTGCAAGGAATTTAACTCTGTTTTAACTGTATCTACGCTAGTCTTATTTTCTGTAGTTTGATTAACAAGATGTGTGATACTACCATTCAACTGTTCAATGGTTGATTTATTACTAATGGATGTATCTACAAGGCCGTTAAGAACATCATCTTTAGTAGGCTCTGAATGGCCTACACTTTCATCCGTGAATGTGGTCTTTAATCGTGTCCATATCCAAGTATCAGCAGTTTTAGAAGGTTGTGTGTTCTTCCATTCACCACCCGTTACTTCTGCCTTTGAAGTAGATAAATAATATTCTGTTTCGACTGACTTAATACCCTTGCCTGTTTTTCCTGCAATCGATGGAGAATACACGTTTGACGATGTACCATCGCTATATTTCCACGTTGCTTTAGTCCATAGGGTATAACCTTCATTTACTAACGGAATGGAATTTAACCACTGACCTGTAGGAACTGTGGTTGAACTGTTGCTTGCTTGGTATGTAAGTGTAGGACTGCCAACAATACCACGCCCTGTATCACCTTTAATTCCTGTTAGTTCAAAAGGCTCATGCTTAATCTCTGTGCCATTGTTTACAACATCTGCAAGCATGTACCACATGTGTTGCCCTACAATCGTAGAAGGCTTAACAGTGGACCAACTATTGTCTGTCTTTGAAGGCTTGTCAGCAGCTTGTCTTTGTAAGTAATACTGCTTAGTTCCTTTGATACTACCTTTAGATTCTTCCGTTAGGTCCGAGATAGTTTCTGTCAATGTCTTATTACCTAATTTAATTAGGTTTACATTGATTTCTCCATCTTCATTAAGCATGAAGTCGTCATGCGTTCTAAAGCCATCTGAACTATGATATAAGCCACCACGAATGAATCTCCATCCCTTTGTTGTAGGTGTGATTGTAGGTGTGTTTGATATTTGGAATCCTGCTATTTTGTCACTTGTAAATGGAACGATTTTGCCATCACCATCGATGAAGTTGTAATAGCCGTCTGTAGCACCGGCTATCTTGCCAAACATTTCTTCAATCAACTTACGATTACTTCTATTTGCTTCACGTATAGCCTTTGTAATAGGACTTTCTTTTGTTACTGCCAACTTGTTACTGTTGGTGTAACTTTCAGTCTGCATGGATAAGCCACCATTGATACTGATTTTCTGGTACATGATCCATGTTTCAAAGGTATTTCCTTTGTTATCCGTGAATGATACTCTATCACCGATTTCTCTGCATGGATTGCCTACATCCGTAACAGTAAGTGGTACATACTCCATATTACATATATAACTAGGCACTGTGCTTTCAGCAGTAATGTATGGATTGGTATAACTAATGCCATTGCCAGTTCCTGCAACATACGCATTCTTGCCATCACTTACTTTTACGCTTCCAATCGTTACCTTCTTTTCTGTTACAAGTTTACTGATAGTTCTTCCTTTACGTGACATACGTGCAGAGCCAAATACGATGTCTGGTTGATTTCCAGAACTATCCACAACATCCATTCCGTAGAGATATGCAACAATGTTGCCTTCTCTATCAGTGCGAAGGTTATATCCATCATATCCTGCAATATCAGCCAATAGCTGCTTATATGTAACGTGTTCCTCAATCTCTTTGATTGTCTGTAGAGTGAACATCGTTTTATTCAATACTTGCATTCCTGTATATCTTTCGATTTCAGAAATGATAGTCTGTACGTTTGTTGAATTGATGTTTTTTACTTCTTCATTCATTCTTGGATGAAGTGCATAAGCAGTAATTGTATAGGTACTATCATGGTTGTCTTTATACTCATTTATATAGTATTTACCTAATGGAACTTTCATTGAATTATCACCATTCAAACTAGCAAATACTTCGATATATCCGTTTACGATATGATCGTTCTTTATCCAAGTCTGCATGGTTAGTTGGTTATTGCAAAACTGTCCTAACTTCAATGATTTATCGGATTGTCCAATTTCAATAATCTCAATGTTAGATATGTTTCTTACTGGAAGTTGCTCATTACCATTCAATAAAACAGAAAAGGTAAATGAACGACTTTCATAAACAGCATTTTTATAGTTGTCATTTACTCTTAGCATATTCATTTACCTTTCTATAAAGTTAAATTTGATACTCTTAACCAAGTCATTCTTGTTATTTTCCATTATCCCGTAGTAGTCGATACTTCTATCTCCAACATACATTTCCGCAATGCGTTCCTGTGCATAGTATGGGGAATAAAACTTCACATAGAAGAATGGAGTTTTGATAAGAGAAATTGTTTTCTCAAAGTCCTCTCTGAACATTGCATTGAATGTCATATTTATCTTTTCTTTAACTGCCACTCTTTCTCTATTCATTCCACCATCTAAACCACGCCCTGTTTTTCCACCTGCGTCTAAGTCGTAAACAGAATATGTAAGGCTCGATGGATCAGGCAAGGAAGTCCAAGCCTGTCCATCTGTAGAAACACTTACTATGCCTGTAGTGTGCCCTTGAAACCAAGGGGAACTGTATATTTCTGCCATATTATCTTGTCCTTCCTTTCCTAATATGCGAACTCGCTTTCACCAGTCATGGCAACGTGTTCATTGTTTCTTTGCACTACATTGTCATAGACAACTTTTCCATCAAGATTGATTGTGATATGTGAATCACCATTGCCTTGTACACCTTCCTCTTATACACATCTGAC